CCCGGATCCAAATGCCCATGTTGAACTCCTCAGAATACATATCCTGAGCATCATGGGGAAGAACTGACGGCAACACAACATTCAATTTTGTGTGCTCAGTCATCATTGTGGCGGGTGCGGCCACTCTGTAAATCTTCTTCTGTGGACGAGAAGCTGCAAGCTCCTCGGCCGATATGGGGTGGAAATGCTTCCAAAGCTTTCCGTCCTGATGCCATTGGCGTGAGAGACGTTTCCGGATCTCTTTAAGTTTTCGGTGGAATTCATCGTTACGTCCACCAACCTCAAATGAAAACTTGCCATCTGACTCCCCCATATTGAACTCGAAGCGTCGGGTCCACTCTGACTTCATAAGCCACTGAAGTACATCTGAGTGTTGCATCCAACAATCGGGTATACAGTCTCCATCTCGGATCCATTCGTAGGGTAATGATTCCATACGCTCCTGAACACGCTGTTTCAAGGGGTCGTTAAAAGAGATAGAGGGCAGGGCGATAGGACTCGATTCCGGATGATGATCGAGATAGGTCGCCAAACTACGGCTGGCCCTTGAGGATGATTCGATTGTGCGATTCGGATCAGTGTTCTCAAGGCCCAAGCCTCCCAAATGTACCGGTAACCACCAGTCTTTTACGAAACCATCGCCACTGGACAGGGCGAGTACAGGTTTCCAAGAAGAAAGGAAGATACAGTTCAGACGGTGACGTTCGTCAACATCATGAACACCTTGAAGCCAGCTGGCTTGAAGGCCCGGCAGTAGCGCGTATTCAGTGACATCGAAGAGCTGTTCGACAGAACGAAGCTCGAGTCGCTTGAAGGCGGGCAACTGGAATAGGGTGAGAGAGTCCGTAGGACCCTTTGGCATCCATCGGCCGACTGGACCAAGAAAGTCGGGATTTTGCCAAGGAGTAACCCTCCATTGCTGGAGGTCCTGTAACTCACCAAATTCTACAGATCGTAGATCGTCTTCAACATTGCCAACAAAGAAGTCATCATTGCGGTCAAAATGTCGAGGTTCTTCCATGGGATAACGATGCCCATTGAAAACCTGTCGACGAATACTGTCGCGTGGGCCAAACACGCGGGGACGGAGTACCGGTTGATCAGGCGGCGTGAGAAACCGCTTGGTACCATCCGTTTCGAACATACATGAATTTAGCACGAGGAATTCACGGGAGGTGAAGTTCTTACCGAGGCTAAACTCGAGTCCACCGAGGGCAGTGATCTTCTTCCAAATCTCATAGAAATGGGAATTGGCGACAAAGCCTATGTCGTCTCCATTGATGAGAAGGGGGTATGATCCTACCGGGACAGTATGTCCAACAGCAAGCTCACGGGCAAGATGGCTCAACGCCGCGTTCACGATGCAAAGCACCGGGAAACTGGCGGGGGAGCCCATCAACTGTCCATTTTGCTGTTTGGCAGATTCCTTTCCCAACCTGAGCGTATGGTCGGTAAGGCATCTTACAAAAAGCTCCTCCATTTCGGAGGTCATCCCCGTCTTATGTGCGATGGCACGAGCACAAACACGAGACAGATGGGAAGATAAAAGGTCGGTCGCTGACCTGTAGTCACCACTCACGTAAAACTCCCCTTCCTTTAGGGGTTGTGAGAAGGTGTGATGAATATCTTCCAGCTTTAGGGGCTGGCCAATGAGGCGAAATTGGGGAATCTTCCGGAGACTACCATGTAACCAAAGCTGCAAATGCTTGATCATATAGTATGCTTCCTCGGGACCCGCAGAGATGGGACGTACCTTCCCACACGGTTCTG